GGAAGGTGGCCGCCGCATGGGCGGCCGCAGGGGCTGCCGCAGGGGCTGCCGCAGGGGCTGCCGCACGGGACGCCGCATGGGACGCCGCATGGGACGCCGCATGGGCCGCCGCATGGGCGGCCGCAGGGGCTGCCGCAGGGGCTGCCGCATGGGAGGCCGCACGGGACGCCGCATGGGACGCCACATGGGACGCCACATGGGACGCCGCACGGGCAAGCAACGAGATACAAGGCGCGGCAGTCATGCGAGAGCGCGGGCAGGCGTTTTTCTTCCTGCCGATGTTTGGCTTTGCAACACCAGAGGATGTGGCAATGGAGACGACCGATGAGTGATGATGCGCTGCTGTGGGCGCGGAAGCAGGTTGCGAGCCAGTATCGCGGTTCCAGCACGCTTACCGCAGCAATCCTGAGCGGGGAACACGACGACCAATCGCCCGTCCATGACTATGCCAGCGCCTACCGCGCCGGTCACGCAGCCGCCCAGTCCGAAGCCGAGGCGCGGGTGGCGCAGCTTGAGGCAGAAAATGCGCGGTTGCGGGAGGCGATAGCAGTCGCTGCAGTGTGGACTGCCGTGCCGGGGACGACCATTGCCGAAATCCGCGCCGCCCTTGAAGGACGCCAGCCATGACGCCTAAACAGATCGCGGCGATGACCGTCCTGCGAGAACTGGCTGCACACCGCGCCAGCACCCGGCTGCTGACCTCAGACGACGCCCGCGCCATCCTTGCCCACATCGACGCCCTCACCGCCGAACTCGCCGCAGCGCAGGCAGAGCGGGCGCAGATCGTGGCGTGGGCCAACACGTTGGAAGCGCATCTGACTGAAGCTATCGAGCGCGTCGAGGCCGGCGACCTAGACGAGCGTATGTGTTGCGACGGCCAAATGTGCGGATGCTACGGCTCCATCAAAGCCGACCATTTTCTGCACTTCGCCAAGGCAGCCATCGAAGCCGGCGCGCATCTGACCAGCGCCGATGGCTGACCACACCGATTGCTGCGCCGCGCTGGCACTGTTCGTTCTAGGCGACGTGGAGCGGGCGCGGATTGCCGCTGAAATGTGCGAGTGGGGTAAGCTACAGGATCTGTTTGACGAGGAACCTGCGGATGGCCCGTTATTTGAAGGGAGAGAGTGATGTTTGCGACTGCGACATATACGGGCGAGGACATCCGGGTGAAGTTCCGGACGCGCATGGAGCGCAATGACTTCGGCGTGCCACGCTCACCGACATGGTGGGAGCCCGTCACGGGCAGTGAAGAGATCGAGGATCTGGAGATCCTTGGGGTGGCGGTGGATCCGAAGGCGCTGCCGAAGGACTTGCTTGTTGCGATTTACGATCTGGCCGACGGGCTGGAATGGGAAGGGGATGTAGAATGAGCGATTTAGTAACTGACCTTGAAAACGAATTGCGTGACGCAATGGCCGGCTGGGAACGGGATCGCAAGGCGCTGAATCGAGCCGTCACGGCGCTGATAAAGATCAGCGAACCGAGGGTTGGCGGCGGACGATGGGCGGCAGCGGTTGCGACAGAGGCGCTGAACAGCCTTACATGCGCGGGAGAAATAAAATGAGGCGCCATCACGAATTCACGCTGGGCTTTGGCATCATGGCCGAGGATGAGACGGAGGCGTGGGCGCAGCTTGGCGACCTGTTGAAGTCGATCACGCCGCCGCAATTGCTGGCATCGATGCACTTGGAGAAACCGGGCGACCTGACGGCATATGACGCTGGCCGGGCGCTGCGGGCGCTGGATAATCTGGTGGATGCGTTCGATGCGTTCACGGACGACAGCATGATTCCGGGGCGCCTGTATGCCGAGGTGGAGCGGGCGCTGGATCTGCTCCGGGAATACGGGATGCGGCCGCCGCTGAAGCACTGAGGGAGGGGGAGATGACTGAGCAGGAAGTGATCAAGGCTGCGGCTGCGGCGTTCAAGAAGCGCGACCGGCTGGCTGCGGAGATGGACGCCATCGATGCGGAGATTGCGGGACTGGTGAAGCACTACAGTCTGGCGATGCGGATGTGGGGCTTCACGCCTCTGATGCTGCGTCGCGCGGTTGAGGCGCGCATGGGGCGCAAGGTGGCGTAATGCTGACGGCTCTGGGGATGATTGGCATGCTGGCTGCCGTGTATGGTTTGGCGACGGCGCTCGACCGATGACGCTGCGCTACGCGAATCGCTACACCGAGCAGGACATCCTGCCGTTTGAGGTGGTGGACTTGATCAGCGCGGGCGAGCTACTGATCCGGGAGATGTCTTGCGACCGGGTGAAGGGCTGGAAGCCGCGCATGATCATGGGCCACTGCCTGAACGAATCGGAGCAGGAGTGGGACATAACGTCCGACGAAGAAGCGCTGACGTTTCGCATCCGGCTGAACAAGCACGGCGAATGGAAGGACGTGTCGGGGAATGTCTACCAGTTGGCAGAAAATCCGATGCGATTCCATAGGTTTAGCTTTGTGGGCGGCGTGTATCACGCTGACACTGACGAATAATTTTATCGCTGGGCTTGCAAGTTTAATTTGCAGCGGTAGCATCATCGTTTCCTGCGTTTGACGGCGCAGAGATAGAGGGATAAAATTCAAATGACCGGGAACTGTGGCAATGTCCAAGGCTTGCCTAAAAACCACAGACGTAGCGGCGGGCGCGCTCCCTTCCGTTCGCAGGCTGCAACCGTCAATCCCCGGTCGCATACCATTCAGGACATCAAGGATCGGCTGAGCCCGTCGCACGTCGAGGCGCTGTGTCGGGACTGGCTGCCCGGCGGCAAGCGTCAGGGCGGCTGGTATGTGGCGTGCGCGCCGTGGCGTGATGACCGCAATCCATCGCTGGGTGTGTCGTTCAGCACTGGGCGCTGGAAGGATTTTGCGACGGGCGAGAAGGGCGACATGATCGACCTGTCGATGAAGCTCTTCGGAGATAATTTGCAAGATACGATCAAGGGCTTTGCCGAGATGTTGGGGCTGAGCCATGCGTAAGGTAGACCTGAGCCGCATCACGGCGGAGGACATCACCGCGAAGGCGGAGATCGTCACGCCCATGCCGGAGCCGGTGCTGATCCCGGACTCGCTGCAGAAGTCGCTGGGCGTAGAGCCGGACGCGATGTGGGTTTATCGCATGGCCGACGGCGGTGCGTTCGGTGCGGTGGCTCGCTGGAATCCGCAGGGTAGGCGTAAAGAGATCCGACCAATTGTCTGGGACGGCAAGAAGTTCGTCACCTCCGGGTTCGGCAAGGCGCGGCCGCTGTATAACGGCGACCTGCTGGCCGCATCGCCGACCTGCCCGGTGCTGATTGTCGAGGGCGAGAAGGCGGCAGATGGCGCCGCGCAGTATGTGCCTGAGGGCTGGGTCATCACGACGTGGCAGGGCGGAGCGAAGGCTGTTGACCAGACGGACTGGAGCCTGCTGGCCGGGCATAGCTGCGTGGTCTGGCCGGACAACGACACGCCGGGCATCGAAGCGGCCATCGAGATCCAGAAGATTCTGGGCAATCACCGGGTTCCCGTTTCGATTGTTTCGATCAGCCCCGCGTTTCCGGATGGCTGGGATCTGGCGGACGCGCTGCCGGAGAAGGTAAGGCCGCAGCACATCACGGAGATCCTTCGGCGGGAACTGAAGCGCGCTGCGGTGCCAGAGATGGTTATCGATTCGACGCCGCTGGAGGACGCCGATCCGGACGAGGAGAAGGCGCGCGAGTGGCGACCGCTGGGGCATGACCACAACAAATACATGCTGATGCTGCAGAGCCAGCAACAGGTGATCGTGTTCGAGCCAGACCGCCTGATGAGCCAGAAGGGGTGCCTGAACGTCTACGGTGACATTTATCACTGGGCCAACCTGCAGGGTAAGAGCGATCCCAAAGGCATCGACTGGCTGGCAGCGGGGGTGATGCTGATGGAGCAATGCCATCGGGCTGGCGTGTATGACCCGACGAAGCTGCGCGGGCGCGGCGTCTGGCTGGACGAAAAGGATAAGCAGCCAAGGGCCATCCTGAATTCAGGCAACAAGCTGCTCGTCAGCCGACCTGATCAGCCGACGCGGGAGGTTTCGCACGTCCGCCTTAAGAGCGACTGGATATACGAGAAGGGGCGCGACCTGATCCTGAACGTGAACAAGTTCGACAATCTCGCGACCGACGATGAGGGTCGCCTGATCCGGGAACTGTGCGGCAAGGTGCGGTGGGATGCTCCGATCTATGGCGACCTGCTGGCTGGCTGGATTGCCACGGCTGTGGTCTGCGGCGGGCTGGACTGGCGCACTCACGCATGGGTGACAGGCAATCAGGGCTCCGGGAAATCCACGGTGGTGAACACGGTGGCGGGCGCATGCCTTGGCGATCTGGCGATCTATCCGCTGGGCGCCACGACTGAGGCCGGCATCCGGCAGGTGGTGCAGAACGACGCCATGCCGGTGGTGTTCGACGAGGCGGAAGGGGACGACAAGGAAAACCGCATGGCCGCAGCGGCGCGACGCAAGGCCGTGATGGATCTGATGAGGCAGGCATCGAGCGAGGGGCGCGGCCGCATTCTGAAGGGATCCGCGAACCACCAAGCCCGGGCGTTCACCATGCGCTCATCGTTCCTGATGTCGTCGATTGGTGTGGGCCTGAAGGAAGCCGCCGACCTGACGCGAACGGCAGTGCTGACGATCAAGCCGCTGGACTCGTTCACCTACGAGGAGCGCAAGAAAAAGGAAGAGGAGTTCAAGGACTTCGTCGCGCTGGCCGCGTCGATCCCGAGGGACATGCCGCAGCGCCTGCTGGGGCGCCAGTTGCACAATCTGTTCACCCTGAGGCACAACATCTTGGTCTTCAAGGAAACGATTGCCACGGTG